CAACTATCTACCGAAGAGAAAACCCGCATTGATTTACAAATTAATGAAATGATTACATACAGATATAAGTTTATTAATTATAATGGGTTACGTAATAGTCATTTAAAAGATTTAACACAGGATTATTCTATAAATCCATTTGATAATAAAGTGGTTATTGTAGATGAGGCACATAATTTAGTCAGTCTAATAGTGAATAAAATGAAACGTCCTGAATCTATTTCGATGAGACTATATGAATATCTACTTTCTGCACAAAATTGTAAAATAGTCCTATTAACCGGCACTCCCATGATTAATTATCCCAACGAAATTGCTATTTTATTCAATATTTTACGCGGATATATCAAAACATGGACGTTTCCGTTAAACATACTGTCTTCACGCAAAATAAATAAAGAAGAATTAATGAAAATATTTCAACAATACGATATATTAGATTATCTAGATTATAAACCTTCCTCAAAATTACTCACAGTTACACGTAATCCATTCGGTTTCATTAATATAAATAAAGAGGGTGTATATAAAGGCGTGTCGACTTTTAATGTTAAAAATAAAGGAGACGACAGTGATGCCGATTTTGTTAAAATGATTACTTCTATACTAAACAAAAACGAAATTGAAGTCATTTCTAATAACATTCAAGTAGAAACGTTCAAATCATTGGAAGACAATCTGGAATCATTTCAAAATCGCTTTATAGAGCCAACTACTGGTAATATTAAAAACGAGAACCTGTTTAAGCGTCGCATTTTAGGACTTACGTCTTATTTTAGAAGTGCCCAGGAACAGCTTATGCCAGAATTTAATAAAGACGCTGATTTTAAAGTTATTAAAATTCCTATGAGTGACTACCAATTTGGTGTATATGAACAAGCAAGAATTCAAGAAAGAAAAAGTGCCAAGGCAGCGGCCAAGAAAAAGGTGAAACAAGTGGCAACCGACGTATATGAAGATACCGTATCTTCTTATAGAATTTTTTCCAGAGCATTTTGTAATTTTGTTTTCCCGGATAATCGAAGACCTATGCCAAAAGAAAGTGAAGATATGGAAACCGCATTAAAAGGTGACGCAGACGAAGATATGTTAGATGCTATTTCAGCGCGTGACCGATTAGATAATCCGGATGGTCTTTATGCCGCCGACGATATTGATTTACTAGAAAGTGAGATAAAAAATCAGACGGATCCCTCTTATGCTGCTAGAATTCAAACAGAAATGAACTTTTTGAAAGATAATGCCGCCAAGTATTTGTCTCCTACTGGACTGGAAGTATATAGTCCCAAATTTTTACATGTATTAGAAAATTTAAAAGATGAAGAATTTCGAGGACTACACTTAATTTATACCCAATTTAGAACCATTGAAGGTATTGGTGTTTTGAAATTAGTTTTAGATGCCAACGGGTTTACACAATTTAAAATAAAAAAGGATGCCGCTAATATTTGGCGTCTTAATATACCTGAAGATAAACGTGGTTTGCCTACATATGCTCTATATACTGGAACCGAAACTGCTGAAGAAAAGGAAATTATTCGTAATATATACAATAGTAATTGGACATCTGTGCCTGATACAATAACCAGTGAATTATCTCCCATTTCAACCAACAATTTATATGGTGAAATCATAAAGGTTTTGATGATTACGGCATCTGGTGCTGAGGGCATTTCCTTGAAAAATACACGATATGTTCATATAATTGAACCTTATTGGCATCCAGTTCGTATAGAACAAGTTATTGGGCGTGCCAGAAGAATATGTAGTCATCAAGAGTTACCTCCCGCATTAAGAACCGTCAATGTTTTTTTATACTTGATGACATTTACTAAACAACAATTATCTGGTGATGGAGCAATTGAACTAAAACTAAACGACGTAAGTAAATTTGATGATACTATTCCTGTAACAAGTGATGAAACCCTATATGAAATCTCTACCATTAAAGAACGTATTAGCCAACAACTATTGACAGCTGTTAAAGAATCGTCTATGGATTGTGCTATATTTAATAAACCAGGAACAAAAGATGCTATCAAGTGTTTCACATTTGGTAAAGCGTCGACGTCTTCATTTTCTTATAAACCGTCTATTTCGAATGAAGAAGTAGATACTGTAACGGAAAGAAATAAGGGACGCGTTACTTGGAAAGCGGATGAAGTCACTATTCCAATTGATGGTATCAAAAAGAAATTTGCTCTAAAACCTCAAACAAAGGAAGTTTATGACCTACAAAGTTACAATGATGCTACCAAATTTGGTAGCGACCTTATATTAGTTGGTAAATTAGTAAAAAACCCTGACGGTAAATTCAAATTTGTAAGGGTGTAATATATCCGATATTATGCGATAGTTCAATATGAAAATAAGTAAAATAAGTAAAATAAATAAATAAAAATAATTATAACCATATTATTTTTATTTTTAGTAGTTTATTTTTTCGTGAATTTTGACATGATACGAACTAAATAAGAGGATGGTGTGGGTGACGGTTCTAACCCATATGACTTCTTCATATCGGAATTCAAATAAACATCGCGTTTTCTTGTTTTATGTCCATCCGTTATTATTATGAAATTTGGATTATCTGATGTGATATATATATCGTCTTCCAATACGATACTTTCTACACTACCAATACTCATACTACGAGAACCTATGCTATTGCTTCTTTGATATTCATAGCTACTTGTTCTAGACCGGTTTATATGTATATCTATACTATCACTTCTGCTATTCTTTCTGCTCATTCTTGGTTTGTGTATATGTAGTTAAATAACATATTATTTTTACATATTTATTTTATTCTTTATTTTCATTCAATATAGATAATATCTTTGAACAAACCGTCAATATCTTTTCTTGATTTTCCTTTATTAATTTAATTTCGTATTCTATGTTCGTAATTCTCTCCCGATCCGTGTTTATTGTATCTGGTAGAGTAATTCTCTCCTGATCCGTGTGTATTGTATCTGGTATAGTAATTGTATCTGGTATATTTGTTTGTATTTCATTGGTTTTTCGCTTTAATTTGTTAAAAATGCTATTTTGTTTCGTATTATCGATGTCTGATATGTTTGAATTATATAATGTATTAGTGGTATTATTTTCTGTAAATTTGTTAAAAGATACTTTTTTTTCATATTTTACCTCCACACTATTTTTACTATTGTTACTATTGTTTAACCATTCCTCTGTTTCTTTTGTCATACTTGGTATCTCTAATTCACGCTCCCTACTTGCCAATCTTTCAGCAATTAGTCGATCCATTTCATCGCCAATTGGCTTATCGTCTCCGTCAGTTTCATCGCTAAAACTTACTTCTTTTGGTTTTGATACATTCATCATTGAGTTCATACTATCTTGTTGCTGCTTTAACTTTATATTAAATTCTTCAGTTCGTTTAGTTTGTAAATCTTCTGCTTTATATATCACTTGAATCGTTTTTGGGGTCTTTTTTTTGTCCTCGTTAATTTTTGATATCAATGTTTCCACGGTAAGTTTATTTTTTTCTAATAACGATAATTTAGTATTATTTATATGTATAGAACGAATAGTGTCTTCAAAGATTTCTTGAATTTTTGTAAATTTTTCGTTCTCAATTCCGTCAAATATATTGCTTTCTTGTAATAATCCCCATAACATTCCTTTATTGCTATTATTCACAAAATCATTGCTTCGGTTCATAATTTACTAATATATAAACTAAGAATAAAATGTTTATATATTATATATTATATATTATGTCTATTTTTATAGATGAAGATGATACAAATACAGATACAAAAAACTTTATGGACTATACCAAGAATTCTAATGTAACCTATTTCAAGCGTGGATTATATGGAATTGGTTTTAGAGTAAGAATTAATGACTTGTCAAAGTCGAAATATAACGTGATATCATTAAATAACTCTGAACAATCTATAAAATGCGGACAATTATTTGTAAAATTAGTCCCTATATTCGATGATGCTAATAATAAGGATATACCTAAGTTATTATACGAAGTATTAAATATGGTTGTTACAACCAGTGACAATTTTTTGAATGAAATTCTTATACAAACAGATGTGTATAAAAAAACGAACAATAATTTAGAAGCCGTTTGTCCTCCTATTGTTTACTCAAATATACTGAATAACACCAGCAAAAAAAGTCGTGCTCAAAATACATTATCAGTCATGATAAATCAAATGCCAGATGACGACAATAAGGCTTTTTTACAGGATATGCTTGGACTATACGAAGCCAATGATAATATAAAATTAGGGATTATTGCCATGTCTTTTGCTGAAAATTATGATACTTTAGATAACGTAATGAATAGAACAACTGATATGACACAGAAAGCTTTCTATCAATACCTAGCAGTATATGAACTACTACGATTATACGAGATTGGATATATGCACGGAGATTATCATACGGAAAATATACTCATTAACACTAATTATAAATATAATAGCTTTGAGGATAACGCATACCAAGGACGCTGTCTGATTATTGATTATGGACTTGCGTTTAAAAATAAACATTTAACAGCAAATGTCCTTAACGAACCCTCTGTGAAATTGTATGGAATTGCTCAAGAAATACACCCAACAACAAAGGCGAATGCGTACACTTGGGAATACTATAGCTGGATATTAAAATTTTTAAATTCAGAAACACAACTGAATTCGGAGTACAGTCTACTCAAAGAAAATATAGATAGTTTTCAAGAAGAGATGATAACAAAAGTAAATGAAAACTATCCGGGTATTGTAGAACGTATTCGCACTATAAATAGTTCAAAATATAGAGGTAGTATATTAAAGGGTGGACGAACAATAGTTGATGCTATGCCCAATATGAATATAGATATGGGACAGATGAATGGCGCAATACAAGATGATGTCATGAATATAAAGAATACTGTAAAGAGTAATTTAAAGAATAATGTGAAGAAACCTACCGTTATGGAACGTGTGTTTAGTGTCAAACCGGAACCGTTAACGACTGCTGAATTTGAAAACATATTTAACCCGTCTAAGATGGATATGAATGATCTAGTCGATAAATATGAGAATACGCTACAAGAAGGTATTATCGTATTAGATAGTGATGTGTCAATTGGTGGTAGAAAAAGAAAATCATCCAAAAAAAGGAAAACGACCAAAAAAAGAAAGTCAACCAAAAAAAGAAAATCATCTAAAAAAAGGAAAACGACCAAAAAATAAAGCACTCATACTAATTCTAATTGGAGTTAAAATACTTATTTCGTAACTCGAATACTTCTTTGTCAGGTATTTCATTTTCTAAAAAATAATCAAGGTCCTTATCTTTTAACATTTGAATAATAAAATACAAGCAATACATTCCACATTCTGAGTCGGTTCTTTGGTGTTCGCGCGTATTCATATGTACGTTAAAATCTATACCTATTTGCTTACCTTGGTTTTTTATCATATCTATTAATTTAACAACTTGTTTGGGTGGTTCATCTCCATTACTATCAAAATAAACAATGACCTTCTTTTTTATATTTACAAACATTGATATCCAATGTTCTCCATCTTTATAATGCGGGTCTGTATTCAACACAATACCTATTTTATTCTTGTTTCTTTTAATTAAATCGCTTAAATTTAAATTACATAATTCTTCCCACACGCATTCTCCGTATATTTTATGATAATCAAAATCAATCGGTGATGGACCTAAAAATTCGAAACACTTGTAATATTTTTCATATTGCTTCATTACAGCTACTATATCCAAACTACTTAACCATTCATTGGGTTTTCTTTTCCAGTCAGATGGTGAATTTGGTGCAAAAGTATAATTTAATAATTCACTATCTACATTTCCCTCCATAAATTTACTTCGTAACCAACACGACTCGCGATCGCAACTATCGGACATTTTTTCCTTTAATTCCATCCATATCTCTTTGGGTTCATTGGTGGATATTTTATCACGTTCGTGTCTGGCATTCCAATAATTTTTCATTTTAAACAACGCATCATTCGTATAACATGAAAAACTACTCTTATTTGGATTTGGGCTACAGTTTACCTTTTTATAGGATTGTTTGTTATCCATGGTAGTAATTTTAGTGCTTAAGCGTCTCGTATTTTTAGTTCGCTTACCACCTTTTAAATTACGATGTGTTGTTTTTTTACTAGACGTGTGTAATTTCATTCTTTGGGTCTTCATAAATATTATTTATATTTTTCTTTTTTATTATTCCTTTTGTTTTATGTTGGCTTGTTTTTATATTTATGTTTTCTCTCGTTGGCAAAATTTTCTGCTTAGATGTATCGACTGATTTTATTACAAATGTATCTAAAGTGACCTTTTTTACCTCTGGTGGTTTACTGAATAAGTAATCGTATTTAGTATAAGTTAAATTGTCGCTTATATCATTAGTATTATTAGTATCATTAGTATTATTAGTATCATTAGTATTATTAGTATCATTAGTATTATTAGTATGATTGGTATCATTAGTATCATTAGTATCATTAGTTTCATTATTCACGGTTTGGTTGTTATCCGTATACTTTTCCTGAATTATATCTTTCTTGTCTAAAAAACTGAAATAATTAATACACGACCTTACATAAGTATTAAAGCTAGTATTTACATATCTCTCTACATCTTCTTCGTCATCACTCCTAAATAATCTCTTTGTTAAATCTAATATACGTTTTTTATAGAATTTTTTGTTCGCCTTTAATTTTTTATCATTTACCATTTCCGATTTTTTTAAAATGCTAACATATTGTGATTTATTCGCAAAATAAGCCAATGTTATATTGTCTATTTCGCTCATTGAGTTCTTATCTGCGTATGTAGTATTTACCATCGGATTGTTGTTCTTATTAAATATTGATGTTGTAGCTGCGTATGATTTTGTAGCTGCGTTTGATGTTGCTGTATTCATTGAAATATCCATTTACATATTTCAACGAATATATATTTTATATTTTACCTAATCACTTGAGCAATCTTTTAGTTGATATCTTGTATGATTATTAAATAAACTATTACCTAAATTATGAACATTTGGATTAAATGGTGCTAAATCAGGCTTCTCAAATAACATTGGGTGTGTTTGCTTTTGAGGGGTATAATCAATCGTTGTCTGATACAAATCACTTGTAGATGAAGGAACAAACTCAGATTGTTCGCATTTTTGTAATGCGAAAAATTGGTTTCTTAATTTTGATTCAGTATTAACATTGTTTGAAAATCCGCTCCAAGGAGCTTGTGCGTTTCCAGGATTAAATACTCCTGTCGTAGAATAAGGTGTATATGAATTTAAATTTGTTGTTGTTTTTTTATACTGGTCTAATATGGGCATATATCCATATTTTGTAGACGACGGGCGTATACTGTATTGCGGTTGTAACGCCTTTGATGGAATGTTTCTATCAGATATTCTATTGTTTATCTCATCTACTCTTCCGTGATTACACGTATATAATCCATCTATAACTCCATACATTTTACTCATTATTATACTATTCGAATATTATATTTTAGAAAAAACCTAAAGGTTAGAACATATACTTCTTATTCGAGTATGTGTGGAATTTTTGCGTTGCTCACTGCGCTAAATACTGCCGATTTTTCAGATGTATATTCATCCATTGAAACATTCTTTCTAAACGGTCAGTCGCGTGGGCCAGAATTTTCTACAATGGAACATTTTAACAATAACTTGTATCTTGGGTTTCACCGTTTGGCTATTAATGGTCTCGATAAAAAATCAAACCAACCTATTTGTATTAAAAATGAAGATAACACTGGTTCAGGTATTTATCTAATTTGTAATGGTGAAATATATAATTATAAAACTATTTATAACATGTTGGGAGTTACACCCAATACTAACTCTGATTGCGAAAGTATTATTCATTTATATAAAAAATATGGCATCAAGTATACTCTAGAAAATTTAGATGGTGTGTTTGCATTTGTATTATACGACTCCAATATTGATACTGTCTTTGTTGCTAGAGACCCTTTTGGAGTTAGACCATTGTATTATGGTGAAACTGAAAATAAACATATTGTCTTTTCGTCTTTATTAAAACAAGTATCTGGACTGTGTGACAAATGTGACAATTTCAAAGCAGGGACTTATATGGCTTATTCTATAAATAAGACCGGTTATCATATAACTATTCCACAAACAGTGTATTCTTCCTTTAATTATAATCATAAGATGGTATTGTCTAGTCTATCTATTAACAACAACTATATGCAAAAATATTATGATGTCATTTATTCCAACTTGGTCGAGGCTGTAAAAAAACGAGTAATCACAATGGAGCGAAATTTAGCGTGTTTACTTTCGGGAGGATTAGATAGCAGTTTAATATCTGCTATCGTATCTAAATTTGTCCCTAAAGGTCAGTTACAAACATATAGCATTGGTATGTCAGGTGGTTCTGATTTAAAATTTGCTAAAATGGTTTCCGAACATATTCATTCTAAGCATACCGAAATTATATTGACAGAAGACGAGTTTTTTTCTGCTATACCTAAAGTTATCTATAATATTGAAAGCTATGATACAACCACGGTTCGTGCTAGTGTGGGCAATTATCTTGTTGCTAAATATATTTCGGAAATGAGTGATGCCAAGGTCATTTTTAACGGTGACGGGTCAGACGAATTAACCGGCGGATATATGTATTTTCATAATTGCCCGAGTGATATAGAATTTGATTATGAATGTAAACGATTATTGTCAAATTTACAATATTATGATGTATTACGAAGCGACCGTTGTATTTCATGCCATGGTCTAGAACCGAGAACACCCTTTTTAGATAGAACGTTTGTCCATGAATATTTGGCTTTGCCTATTAGTATTAGAAATCATAATAATAATAATAATATTGAAAAGTATTTACTAAGACAATCGGTTAATGTCATGGACCCGAACCTTCTTCCGTCAAAGGTGTTATGGAGGACTAAGGAAGCTTTTAGTGATGGGGTTAGTTCTCAAGAAAACTCTTGGTATGAAATTATTCAATCTAAGTTAGATAATAAATATACAAATGAAGAATTTACACAGAAATGTAGTCAATACATAATCAATCCACCCACTACAAAAGAGCAATTATATTATAGAGAAATATTCGAAACTCATTATCCTCAACAAGCCCATGTTATACCGGCTTACTGGATGCCCAGATATTGTGACGCAACTGATTCAAGTGCACGTCACTTAGCTATCTACAAGAAAAAAAATGAGATTACCACACATAAACCGCGTAGCACTCTTACAATTGATGTAGATTTTTTAGATTGAACAAACAAGAAACCTAACGAACCCGACCGACAATAACTATACAAATAAAAATTATTTACTCGTATAGTTTATAGACAAATGTATTTACACCAACAAATCTTTTACGTTGCTTTGTATCTTTCTTATATATTGTATATATTTGCTTACTTTCGTATAGGTATATACGACCCTAAATATTTAGGTATGTTAGATACTTATATGAAAACATATATTGCTTTGTTTTTATTAATCCGATTTAACCCGTTTGTTAAACCGCAATTTACTGAATTTGACAGAACAGTCGTATTTTCTTCAGCTATCTTTTTATTAACAACCACTGTTTTTGCCCAATTATCCGACAAATTGGACTTTTTAGAATTGGTAAAAATATTTAGAATTGTCCGATAAAATATTAGTAGTCATTGTATTATGTATTATGTAATCGCATTCACACTCGACGTTTAACTGTATGGTTCCTACGAGTTTTCTTTTTACGTTTCATTGTCCGGTTTGTCTTTTCATAAAAAAACTCATTTAAATGCTGTAGCATTCGCTTCCCTATGATTTCATCTATTTCCTGTTCAGAAGATGATTTTTCATTAATATTGTAATTATATTTTTTAAATTCATGTTTTATGGAATTTGTAAACATATCTTTATTACTAATATTTTGCCCTAGATTTGAATTTAGAAATACATTGATCATTTTATCAATAGTTAATTGATGTTTGTATGGCTTTACGTGTATATAATAAACGTTATCTGTTTCCATACCTGAATGATATACATCATCAATAAAACATACTTCTATATTATCTGGTAATTTAGTACAGCTTATAAAATCATCCATAGTTTTATCATGTGTTGTTCTCCCCAATTCAACTTGCTTGCCTCTAACTTTGAAAGCAGCAATTATTTTATCAAACAATTTATACGCTATCTTCTTCTCAAAGTGTGTTTTAATATTTGATGCCCATTCTGGGTCTCCTTGATTATTGGTATAAATCATAACTTTGTAACATTTATTTTCGTCTTTTTTACTTTTTAAGTATCGTAATATGTTTACTATATTTGGACGTAAAAATTCTGGATACAGATCTAACAATTCGTCGAATTTTGTATTACTATATTCAGTATTTTTGAAATGCTTATTTAAACAGTCACAAAATATTCCAAATTCTGTAAAATAGCCCAATGTTTCATCCAAATCAAAAACAACTATTCTTACTGAGTTTTTAATCATTTATATTATATATATTAAACTATTATAAAAAATCTCACCAAATAATATACTAGGTCTCATATGGAATTATCCTCAACAGAATATAAAAAAATTGCTCAGTTTTATGATATTCCTAAACCTAGTAATAAATCATATAAGGATATTGCTGAACACATATTAGCAGGTAAATTATGTAAATGTATTAAAAAGGTTCAGTCTAGACGACAAATACCAGAAAAGGCTGCCATAGGCGTTTGTAGAGAGAGTATCTTTACGAATAGAGGTCTTGATTTTTATACTTTTAAATGTAAAAAAGGACCGAAATTACTTTCCAAAAAAGGGACACAAAAAATATTGAAGAAGTTTAGAAAAAAAATCGGTTTTAATAAGACAAAACGAAAAAAAAATATACCTTCAAATGTGTAACATGTAACACAAATATAATAAAAAGATATAAATATTTTTTATTATATATCTTATCGTAATGGATAATGAACGACAACACAATCAAGAAAAACAACACAAGCAATAAAAATAACAAAAGTAAGACACACGACACAAACAATAAACGCAAGATTGGTCCCATAGACCTTTTTTATGATACTATGTATACGGCAAATACGGTAAATAAAATAACAAAAATACATGATGATATTAGATACAGATGTATCTGTCATAATTGTAAATGTTCAACAGTTGATACACAGATAGTAGTTCAAGACACCTATCATCCTACATTTGTTGTTCAGCGTAAAAATTATTGTTTACAATGTTGGATAATGAAAGTATCAACAAACTCAACAAAGGTATAGTGATAGAATATTTATTTGTCTAGGTAATCCAACGCACATAATATAGTTTTTTCTTGATCGGTTAACTTTTGAAATATAAAACAATCGTCGATTTTTATTTTGAACCGTTTATTCATGAAATTTTTACACAATACATATATACCATCTTCTTGTAATTGTATATCAATTATTACGCCTCCATTGGTCAAACAAATATTTTCTGGATTTCTTAAGTTTATCCACCGTATATATCTGCCATACTGTATATTTGTCAAATCATCCACAAAACGATACTCTTTTAATTTCAAATGATAAGCCTTTAATTTCTCTCTTGGTAATTGTAACTGTTGTAGACAATCATTCTTAGCCGCCTTTATCTTTCTAGTAGATAGATTTTCAATACCGGTATTGTTTTCATTATCCAATGATTTGATTAAATATTCTTGGTCCACTCTAGGCATATATTAATAACAATATTTATTTTTATCTTGTTTTCTATGTGTATTTTTACTGTAATCCAAAACCAAAAATGCATTACTCCGTTTTTATCCTCAGTTTTTATCCTCAGTTTTTATCCTCAGTTTTTATCCTCGTTTTTTGACATATGTATATTCCAAACGTGGATTTCTTTGTTTTTGGACATGACTATATACATTAAAAATACGTCTACATGACCAAGCCATGTTTATTACATTTAATATTCACTATTTTCCATGTAGTGGTCCCCTACATATGTAGGGAGGTTTTATCGACTGAAAAAAAGACACTGTCTTTGATGAATGTAGACAAGTCGTTTTTTTCGTGTTTTTCAATTT